AAACTGTACTCTGCCTTTAGTGCTCTGGATTTCGCTGTAACGGTGACTTTCTCGATTGAGAATGCCATCTCGTTGAAGGCTTGGTTTGTTTCGCCAAGTGCTTCAGCGTCTTCTGTATCTCTACCTTGTCCAACGTTGTATGTCTCAGCGTTGTCAGCAGTAGCACCAGGTAGAAGTGCTGCGGGGTTATCACCTGCTTGTGTGATTGTACCGAAACCAACGTTAGGACCAGTAGTAGTACCAGATCCGATGTTTCCAGCATATCCAGATCCCAATTCTCCAACAGTAGCGTTTTGGTCGCCTGCTGAGAATGTTGTATCTGCTTCATTGAAGAATGCTTCTGTACCAGTGTTGCTAGTAAAGCGAGATCTCATTGCGAAAATAAGTCCAGTTGGACCATTCATTGGCTGTACACCAGCAAGATCGTATGCCACTAAGTTAGGCATTGAACGACGAATTAAACTGATAAGTACAGGGTCGAAACCTTGCATAGCACCAGTTGCGGATGCAGAGAAACCTGCTACTGTTCCACTTGAAGTTGTGCTGTTTGTTGGCTGTTCGTATAAGAATTCTTTTTCTTCACGAAGTGCTTGTTCTTGGTTCTCTAGAAGAACTGCTGTTACCATTCTACGATGAGGGTCGGTAATTTTTGATTGACCGTCTGCATCAAGTAGAGGTGCCCATTTCTCCTGTAGAGCCTCCTGATTAATAGGGGCTTGCATGAATTTACCTCTTTAAAAGATTAAGTTTGAATTTATGATATAAAAATCATTTTTTAGAAACTCTTCCGAGAGTCTTAAGATATGCTTCCATTGTACTGGAAACGGATGCAGAAACTTCTGCTTGATTACCTTCAGTTAAATTCTCTGAATTGTCTCTTTGAACACCAGCATTATCTGGGAAGTATGACTTCCTTAATGTTGATATTTTTTCACGATAGGATTCTTCACTTTCAAACTCAACATTTTCTATTAGACTCGCAAGCTTGTCCCTTTGTGTTTGGGCAAGTCCTTCGGTGACATCTGCAAAAATTACATCTGCAGTTGATTCTGATAGTCTCTTGTTAAGAGCAACATTCTTTTCGATTTGCTCGTTGAGTTTATCTTCCATTTCATCAAGTTTATCTACCATGCTCTCGATGACATCATATTTTTCTTCAGGGATAGTTACATAATGTTCTTCAAATAGACCTCTCATTCCTTCGAGGAATGATTCAGTCATTTCTGATTTAAGACCATGCTCGATAGCGATCTTATTTTCTTGAACCCATTCGTCTGCGACGTATTCAAGATAAGAATCAACACGATCTTTTAATTCTTCTTTGATAGAAGCAACTTCTTCTACAAGTTTCTCTTCATAAGAAACTTTGACTTGCTCCTTAATTTCTGAAAGTTTTGTTCTAATAGCAGCTTCAAAAATTGTCCTTGCTTTGTTTTGGAACTCTTCAGAAAGTTCTTCACCTTCTAGAAGTGCTTGAATGTCTTGTTCGACATCAATCATTTCCTCTTCTTGCTCAGACTCAGCGACTACTTCTTCTTCCTCATGTTCGATTACATTGCCATCTTCATCTTTTGTGTGATGTTCAGCAACTGCATCTTCTTCTTCAGAAACTACTTCGTCTTCAGAGACTTCAGTCTCAGCGACAACTTCGCCTTCAACTTCTTCCTCTTCCTTCATGCCCGCTGGCATTGGATCTGCGGATTTCGCACCTTTGTTAACAACATCCTTTACTTGTTTTAGTGAAGTGCCAGGTGTTTTCAACTTGTTTGAATCATCATCAGGTTTTGAATTTTGGGGGGTAGGACCACCTAAGTCTTCATATGATGCGGGAGTTCCACCTGTGGTTAACTTCGGCATTGGATCAGCTTTGGCAGCACCTTTGGTTACTACGTTTTCCATTTCTTGTAAATTGTTACCAACGGACATTTTTTTTATAAGATTTAATTTAATCTGTATTTATTTATAGAACTTAAAGATTTGATAAAAAATCGTTAAAAAGATTTAATTTATGTTCTTCGAGTCTTTTTTGATCTACGAGTGTATTAATTCGTTTCTCAGTTTGTTTTGCGAGTTGTTCACGAAGGATTCCACCTTCCCAAACCCACTCTTTTCCTTCCATAATTCCAGATACAAATGCATCAGGTGCGGAAGGATCGGCAACGATATCAGCAGCAGTTGCTAACATGAAATCTTCACCTACAACTTTGTATCCTTCGTTAGTTGTTCTTAAAGATCCAACACCACGAGAAGAAACACCTAACATAACACCTTCATCTAAAAGTGAAGATGCTATTTTACCCATTGGAGTATTGAGTAATTGTGCTTTACCTCTAAAATTATTTCCCTCTCTTGTAAGAGAAGTAATTTTATGTGATACACGATCTAAGTTAACTGTAGGACCTTCGGGATGACCAAGTTCACCCAGTGCTCTTCCTTTTTGAATAAAAGATTCATTGTATCTGTTAACTTCTCTTTCGAGAGTTTCGACAGGATACATTCTACCATTTCTGTTTTTGATATTTCCTTGTAAGAAAACACCTTCAATATAAAGTTTCTTATTAGATCCTTTACCTTCAGTTACGAATTTAACTTTTTGAACTTCTTCTGTAATTAATTTCATTTTTCTTAATTGGTAAATCCTACAGCGGCTGCCTTAACAGCAGTGTTTGCAGCAAAAATAACATCGGTTGGTTCTTTTTCAAATACTTCACTAGATGATCTCATCACTGTAAAACTACCTAAAGTTGTTCCACCTGCTGTATCTTGAATAGTAACTAAATGATCTGCACCAGTTGCTGTATTTACAACACGAACCACTCTGGCATTAGATAAACTAGTTGCTGATCCGACTGTTGCTGGTAAAGCTGCTTCAGCACCTTTAAGTAAAAGTCTCATTATTCCTCCTCTTGGGGTTCTTGTGATGATTCTTCTTCTGGTTCTGCAAATATAGAATTTGCCACATTAGGACGGAGACCCTCTACCCTTTCAGCAGCTTTTGTATATAAGGCATCTTTAATATCATCGGCTACTTGAGATGATGATGAATCAGTTGCTATCAAATCGACAATGCTTTCCATGAATTTTACACTTTTTTATTATGAATTATTTATATCTCGGCTTTTTTGGTATCTTTTTGTACTTGTGCATCAGTAAGACCACCATCTATTTCAGGTTCTACTGGAACATCTCCCATCATTCCCATTTCACCTTCTGCTGGTAAAGGTTCTCCAGTAATTGGATCAACAGCATTTGGATCAGGAATAACTCCGTCTTTAATTTCTTTATCAATTTCACTGTCTATTTCTTCAATTTCAGTTTCAGTTTGACGAAGAACTTTTGTTCTTACATAATGATTAGAATAGTACTTACCAATATAAGGTTCAATAGTTGCAAGAGTTCCTAATCTTTCGTTTAATAATTCTGATTCTTTTAACTCAGCAAATTGATTATCATATAAGAAATCATATTGTATATGATCATTAATTGAATTCCAATCTTCTGGTGTAATTATGTTCTTTAATATTAACTGCGTCTTCAACATATCTGAGAATAAATTTGCGAATCTTTTTCTCAAACGACCAACAAATTTAGCAAACTTTAATTCATCTCTTAATATCTCAGAAGATCTTCCTAAATTAAATCCACCATCACTTGCGATTCTAGACTCAGGAACACCGAGTGCTCGATATAATTTTTTCTGAAAATATTCGATATCTGTAAGTTCACCTAAGTTTTGTCCACCAGGTAAAGTTGTGATTTCAGTTCCTCTACCACCCTCTCTTCTTGGTAGCCAGAAATCTTCCATCATACTCATATGTTTTCTATCATCACGAATTTCACCAGTTGATGCATCATAAACTAATTTGTTTCGATAACGCATCATAACATCACGAAGATATTGTTCTGCTTTTACTTTAGGAAGATTACCAACATCAATATAAAATATTCTTCTTTCTGGAGCTCTTGATAATCTATAAATTACAAGACTATCTTCAATCATTCTTAATTGATTGAGTGCCTTAATTGCCTTATGTAAATATGATAAACAAGATCCTTTATTACGATCAAATAATCCAGATGTTACATATGTGACTGAATCTTTTGCAATTTTAATTTGTGTTTTTGAAGCTCCACTACCACCAGGTGAATAAACTCCCGTTGGATAATTTGGTTTTGGAGTGTATACATAATACTCTTCTATATCTGGATAGACATCTTTTTTAGGATCTACCTCAAATGCGTTTGAAATATTGACATCATTAACTCTATTTTTCTTATCTTTTTTCTGCTGTCTCACATACTTCATTTTCATTGGATCAATGTATCTGATCTCTTGAATACCATCTTGTGGTTTTTTAACATCAATTACTTTTAAGTAATATAATCTACCATCAACATACCAGTTTCTAAAAATTTCATGAGATTTTTTATCAAAATCCATCATCTCTTTAATGGATTTAAATTCGCTTCTTATAGCATCTTTTACTTTATCACTCGCATTGACATTTGATAATTCAATTTCAATAGGTGAATCATATAGGTCACTAACTAAAGCTTCATTAACAACATCTTCAATCGCAGCATCAGCTTCGGGATGTAATGACATCTCACGATATCTCTTAATTAGATCATATTCAGTTCGATATCTACCTTCTATATCAACATAGGATCCATAAAAACCAGATTGTACAAAATAATCAACACCGTCCTCATTATTTTTGGGGACGGGTGATATTACTGAATCTGCCTTTTTTGAGGAATCATCAATAGAAAATCCAAAAAGTCTCGGCATGGTATAATTTTTCTCTTAATATTAAGTATTATAGCACTATTTAGCGATTTAGCCTATGTCTTCTCCACCAGCGTTAGTTCCAACACCTCTAAGTGCTTCCCACCACTGAACTTGAAGTTCAACTGTAAACTCTTCAATAGTATCAGTAGTTTCATATGATAAGTCAATTTGACTTATATTAGTTGGGAATACATCATGGAACTTGTAAGTTCTAAGTGTAGATCCATCACGATCTAATTGATGAACATAAGCATCTGGTTGATAATCTGCTGGATTAACTGTACCAGTTGCGTCTTCCATTTTATTAATAAGATTCATCCACTTCTCAAAAGCAGAACGAATACCAAAGTCAAGATCATTGATGACTGTAACAGTCCATGTATCAAATGTTCTTTCTCCAGCAATTTTTAATATTCTTCCTCTGAAGTTAACTTCAACAGGAGTGATATTAGATGCTGGTAGTGCGGCTGCTTTTACTAAAAATCTTGATTTTTCCTTAACGTCGTTATCAATTGCTAACTGTTCAGGAAATGCGATTTCAACTTCAAACAGATTGGGTCTTGTACCGCCACCCGCCAATTTACTTTTAAACCCAGTAATGGTTCTTAGTGGAGGTCTGTTAAATTGGGTTGCCATAGTTTTTCTATTCCTCTAAATGGATTAAACGGTACCGATTACTTCTTCAAACGAGATTCCAGTTCTCGTGGCGACGAAGGTTAGACCAATGAAATTAATTGATCTGTTTGGTTTAATGAAAATGTCAGCAACAAATTCATTATTATCTATAACGGCAGCAGTGTTATTTGTCTCATCACAAACAACTCTGAAGTCCGTAACACCTCTCTTGGATTGAACATCTCTTAAGAAAGGTTCAACAATGTTTACAAAGTTTGTCCTTGTAATTTCATCATTGAATTCAAATAATTGATCTCTAGCAGCAGCAGAAATTGCATCTTCAAGGAAGATAAACAATCTACGAACATTGATACGATCAAATGCTGATGCTTTTCCAAGACCAGTTTTATCACCAAATAAGATGATACCTGCTCCTGGTGAGAATATAATTGGGTTAATTCTATTTGAGTAAAGTTTATCTCTTTGAATCTGTGAAGGATTGTATGCGAGTTTTACTGCGTTAAGAATTGATCCTCTTGCTGTTCCCGCTGGTGAGAACCAAGGGAAATTGTTTATGTCATTTCGAGCACAAGTTCCAGCAATATCTCCATTCATAGGTACATATCGGAATGTATCTGCGAATCTATCATACATGTACTTGTATCCAGTATCGAATACAGCATAAGATGATGAAGGTATTGGTGAATAGTACTTGACTAAATTATCTGTTATATCTGAACTTGATAGTATTTGAGCAGATCCAACAGTGTCAACAAGAACCGATCCTCTGTTAGGAGAGATAAATGCGACTGTATCTTTCCTAATTTCTGCGATTGATATTAATTTAGAAGAAAGTGCCTGAGTGTCTTCTCTAGACATTGATCCTGAACCCATAAGTAGGAAATCAATATCAAATTCTTCTGTGTTTTCAAATAATTCATAACCACTAACCAATCCACTAAGTGGAACTGAAGCTGAACCAGCAGCATCATAATCGGTGCCACCGTCATAATTTTTACCACCACCTAATGTAAGGGTTGTTGCTCCAATACCAGCAAAACTGATTCCTTGAGCATCTTGATCCCAACCATTATCAGAGGAATGGGCATTGAATTTATTAGTTGCTACTCCAACAACATTAGTTGTTGTAATACCTGTAGGTGCTCCACCAGCAAAGATGGTGTCTGAAGAATTTAAAATAAATTTTCTCCAATATGAAGGAGAACCAGCAGAAAACTCTGCGTCTTTTGCTTTTGAAAGATTTAAATTCTTTTCAAGAATTGTTCCAGCATTACCTGTTATTGTTCCTTTGTCATCAATAACTACGACATGGACTTCATCAAATCTTGAACTTCTTGCTGCAGCAAAGTTTGAAGTACCTGGTCTGTCAGCGAGTTGACTCCACTGAATAGTACTATTAGTTAATTGAACTGTCTGTTGATCATACCAATCTTTCTGTGCTGTAACAGATTCTGTTCCAACAAGAGAACCATCACCAACTTGACGAAGTGTAAGAGTTCCTGTTCCAGGAAAAGAAAATGTTCCAAGTGGTTCATAATCTTTAGCGGTTTCTGTTCCAGCAGCGGATACGTGACTAATAAATTTAACACTAATCTGACCATCTATATCTGCCTCAGTAACTATTCCTTTATAGAATCCATCAAGAACAGATGTTGAACCAGCTGATATTTGATATGTTGCGGATGGAACTGCCATTGAAATTCCCATACCAACAACAGCAGTATGTGATGCTCCAACTACAAGTATTTGATCAGCTGCGTTATCAACGATAGCGACTTTTACATCATTTCCCCAAGATCCAGGATTTCTTGCTGCTACAGTTACACCTGTAATAGTGCTTTCATCATATCCATTATTAGTGTAATCATCTACGGATCTTATCTTTATACTTGATGCTGCTCCTACAAATGCGTTTTTGAGATCGTCATCATCTGCTCTAACTACACTTAAAACTCCACCGTAAGATAAGTATGAAGATGCTACCATCCAATCTTCATATTGACTATCCGTGGCAGTTGGTTCTCCAAAAAGGTCAATAAGATCAGCTTCGTTTTCTACAGTTGTAGGTATGTTAACTGGTCCTTTAGAAAAGGCAGCTACTATAGCAGCAGTCTTATCGGTTGCAGTGTCTACTCTACCAATAGTAAGGTCAACCTCTCTTACCAAAATTCCAGGAGATGCTAAATTAATGGGCATCTTTTATTCTCCAAATCTCAGATTTATACTGAAATTATTTATTAAAAAGGGTATTTTCAACGGGAAAACAGTACGTGAACACTACCAATCTGGATACATCCAATCAGCAAATATCTTTTTCTTCTTCCTATTTTCAACTATTCTTTTGATGGTACATATCTTACATTCGTAAGAATATGATGAAGCGAGAGTAGATCTATCCTTATGAGTCAGATAAAAACCA